TTTAAGTTATACATGGAACGAAGGTAACAACACTTGGGATGAGGTGACAGTATGAACTTTATGATTACTTGGCTATTTGATAAGTTTGGCTATATGCCAAAGATTGATATGCAGGTCGGTAAGGTTGATTTGCAATTAAAAGACGCATGGCCTTTCCCGGCAGTGAGTGAAGACTTTGAACCACGCCCAAAAAAGAAACCGGCTGTAAAGAAAGCCACCACACGTAAACCAGCAGCGAAGAAGGTGAAATAAAAGTGTGCCATGTCAGACCCGTTTGGTTTGTCCGAAGGAGTAAAAACTCTTAGCGGAAGCCTAGATGCAAGTCGGGAGGCTAGTAAAGGGCTGTCCAAAAGTATTGAAGGTGTTCAACAAGATGCAACGGATGTAGCCCAGCAGAAAGCGCAAGAAAGACGCCGGGCAATTAGAGAAGCAGAATTTAAAAAAGAACAAGCACTAATTAAAGCGCTTGAACAATGGAAACGTAAGAAGCAAATCTCCGATGAGGAGGCAGATTTAAAAATAAAGTTTGTAAAGCAGTACGGCGCTAAAGAGTGGGATTCAGTGCTAAAGATTAAGCTAGATATTGAGAATATGGAACGTAAAGCCAACGAAGAATATCAGCACGATTTAAAAGAAGTAAGGCGAGTTCAGTTTTGGTGTTTTTTTGCAGCCGCAATAATTGCATGGTATTTAACTTGGGGTATTAAAGGATGATTGCATATTTAGGGTTTTGTTATAGCTATTGGGGAGCAATATCGTGTTTGGTATAGATGACATTATTGGGGCTGGTCTTAAGATAATTGACAAGGTTATCCCTGACCCAGCTCAAAAAGCACAAGCACAACTAGAACTTCAAAAGCTTGCTCAAGATGGGAAGCTGGCTGAACTGCAAGCGGACATGAATGAAGCAAATAATATTTCAGACCGCTGGAAAGCTGACTTAAGTAGTGATAGCTGGCTAGCTAAAAATATTAGACCAATTTCATTGATTGCTATTTTTTCTGGATATTTTATATTTGCAATGATGTCAGCTTTTGGAATGAATGCTAACGAATCCTATGTTCAATTATTGGGAAATTGGGGTATGTTAGTGTTTGGAGCTTATTTTGGCTCACGTAGTCTTGAAAAAATAACTGAAATTAAATCTAAAAACAAATGAAACAATGTACTGCTTGTAGGCAGATAAAACATCTTACTGAATATAGCCCATCTAAACGTGGAGGTTTTGGTGTGCAAGCTAAATGTAAGTTATGTTATGCCGAGCTTATGAAAGCTAGGCGGATTGCAAACCCTCTGGCACATAGAGAATCGGTCAAAAAATCTACAAAAAAACACTATATTAAAAAACTACAGCGTAACGCAGAATATAGGGCAGCCAACCCAGAAAAAGTGGCAACATGGAAACGCAAAGATAGGTTGTTTAATAAAGTACGAGTGCTTGCAGATAATGCTATGAGGCGTACAAAATTAGTTGGAAAAGTTACTGCTGATATAAAGCAGATATACGCTTTGCGTGATTTCTACGAATCTATGTCTTTAGGTGAAAAATTTCATGTTGACCACATAATCCCTTTATCTAAAGGCGGGTTGCATATTGCTAGCAACTTACAAGTCCTTGAAGCTAAAGATAATTTAAGAAAAGGTGCTAAATGAATCATAGAGAACACATCTTAGTTATTGCTGCTTGGTCTTTAGTGGCTATTGTTGTAGCTATGCTTATTATGTTTGGCTATGCTGTTGTTGATCCTAACTTTGATACTGATAAAGTATTTGCCATTATTGGACCAGCATTTCAAACCATTGTCGGTGGGTTTATTGGTCTAATTACAGGTATTCACATGGCGCAAGGAGAAGAAGATGAGCCTAAGTAATGCCCTTTCAGCCCTTGGTATTGACCCTAAGTGGGAAGAACCTCTACAAGCTACTTTTGATAAGTACGATATTTCTAACACTAAGCGTCAAGCTGCGTTTTTAGGACAGTGCGCTCACGAGTCTGGTAACTTTAAGACTCTGCACGAGAATCTAAACTATAGCGCTGAAGGTCTAATGAAGACTTGGCCCAGTCGTTTCCCAACTAAAGAAGTTGCAGACCAGTATGCACGTCAGCCAGCTAAGATTGCTGGCAAGGTTTACAACGGTAGATTAGGCAACACTAGCGAAGAAGAAGCTGCTAAATATTTAGGCAGAGGTCTTATCCAACTTACTGGCAAAGAAAATTATGAGCGATGCGGATCTAGTATTGGTGTGGATCTTCTCAGTAATCCTGATTTGCTTACTGATCCTCAATATGCGTCTTTAAGCGCTGGCTGGTTTTGGAACAAACATGGTCTAAATGAGTTGGCAGACCAGCAAGAACATGGCATGATTACAAAGAGAATTAATGGCGGTACTATCGGTTTAGATGACCGTATTGCCAAAACAACTAAGGCGCTAGAAGCATTAGGGTAAACCCGTATGTTACAAAAGTTAACTTTTAAACCAGGCGTCAATCGTGACCAAACCAATTACACCAATGAGGGTGGATGGTATGAGTGCGACAAAATTCGATTTAGGTCTGGGCAGCCACAAAAAATAGGCGGTTGGCTTAAGTATTCTATTACTACTATTATTGGTACTTGCCGTCAGATGTTTGCTTGGTTTGCAAACGGTGGTGAAAATACAATGGCTATTGGCACTAACGCTAAGCTCTATGTAGAAGCTGGTGCTAACCTCTATGATATTACTCCAACTCAGCACACTTCAACTACGCTAGGCGCTGCCGCTGGTCCTTTTACGGCTACTACTGGGTCTAGAACTATTACGGTTTCCTACTCAACTGATACCGCTTATAACCCACAAGTTGGTAATTATGTAACCTTTTCTGGTGCTACAAGTCTTGGTGGTGCAATTACGGCTACAGTTTTAAATCAAAACTACCTTATTAAGTCTGTAAATACTACAGCCAAGACATACACTATAACTTCTCTAACTGTTGCTACTGCTGGTGATACTTCTAATGGTGGCGCAACCGTTACAGCCAAATACGATATTGATGTAGGTTATGTATTAACTTCATATGGCTATGGCTGGGGCGCTGGCGCATGGGGTCGTGGTGGTTGGGGTTCTGGTTCAGTAACTCCTGTACAGTTATTTCAGAGAGATTGGTTTTTTGACAACTTTGATAATGATTTAGTAGCCAATATTCGTAATGGCGCTCCTTATTACTGGGCTTATGACGGCACATTTTCTACTCGTGCTGTTCTTTTATCTTCTTTATCAGGCGCGGCATCCGTACCAACTGAAGTAATGCAGTTACTGACTTCTCAGGGTGATAAACATTTATTAGCTTTTGGCGCAACAGAATATGGCGGTGCTACATTTGATCCATTGTTAATCCGTTGGTCTAACCAAGATGAACCACAGAATTGGGCTCCTGCAACGACTAATAGTGCTGGGTTTATTAAAGTGTCTCGTGGTTCAAGAATTGTTAGAGCCATACCAACCCGTCAAGAGATTATAGTTTTTACCGATGCTACCCTTAACTCCCTACAATTCTTAGGTACAACTGATGTATTTGGTATTCAAGAGCTTTCTGACAATATTTCTATTGCTAGCCCTCGTGCTTGTATTGCTGTAAACAACGTGGTGTATTGGATGGGTAACGAGAAGTTTTATGCCTATTCTGGTCGTGTAGATACCCTTCCTTGCACCCTAAGAAATCACGTATTTGAGAACTTAAACTACGACCAAATTGACCAAGTAGTATGTGGCACTAATGAGCAATGGAATGAAATCTGGTGGTTTTATCCTACTGGAAGTAGTCTTTATAACAATGCGTATGTCATCTATAACCACTTAGATAAGATTTGGTATTACGGAAATCTCCCACGCACCGCTTGGAGCGATAGCCCACTGCGTCAGTATCCACAATCAGTTAATAACACTATGTTTACAGGTTCTATTAGTGGTACTACATTGACCGTTACTAGTATGATTTCTGGTGTTATTGCAGTTGGCGATGTAATTTCTGGTACTGGAGTTACTGAAAATACCATTATTGTGGCTCTAGGCACAGGTGCAGGTGGGTTGGGTACTTATACCGTAGATACCTCTCAGATAGCCGCTTCTACAACCATTAGCACTAATGGGTATATTTACAACCAAGAAGTAGGTGTAGATGACGACGTCTACCCAATGGCATCTTATATCTCTTCTTCAGACTTTGATATTGGTGACGGGGAACAGTTTACGTTGATTAAACGTATTATTCCTGACGTATCGTTTGACGGGTCAGATACTACTGAGAACGCTAATCCTACAGCTATATTTACTATGCGCCCACGGAACTTTCCAGGCTCCCCATATACTACTTCACCGTCTAAAGATGTAATTACAACTAACATTACCAACTATACCAACCAAGTGTTTATGCGGGCTAGAGCACGTCAGATGGCTATGGAGATTTCTTCAGAAGATTTGGGTGTTCAAT